TAAAAATTTATTAACACTACCATCCCCGTTGAACTTAGGAACAATAGTAACAGGCATAGTCTTGTTGTTTAAAGTAGTATCTATGCCTTCCAGTTCAGCTGCTGCTCTTATATCTGTTCCCCAACCCACCGTCTCTATCCAACTACCTTCTCCGTACTCTTCTTTATCTTTTGATTCAAAGCGTACATAGTAATCGTCTTGGGCTATATCAGCATCACCACGAACTTTCACACGGAAACCACTAAAGCACCGCTTAGGTAAGTCCACGATACTGTCTACTTCTTTATAAGCTACACCTAAACCTTGATTAGCTAAACCATCTTCGGTCCTTATCGTAAAGTCTTGGTCTCCCTCAATCTTAATAACAGCTCCTTTTCTTTCTACTGTATAATTAGTAGCTAAGAAACTGTTAGTAAAAGTCGGCATAGTACCGTGAGCACCTGAAGTAGTGAAGTTACTCTTATAAGATTCAGTATACGACACTCCTTTATTACGAGCACGAGCTGGCCATTGATAATGATAGAATACTAAATGCCTTGTTATCGTCAGCTTTAAAGTGTCGTTCGCTAAAGCGTTGTCATAACCTGTTCCGTGATGTGTTAACTCGCTGGAGCTAACAATTCCGTTCTTAAATATTACAGTACCCTTAGCACCAAATCCTATTTGATCTGTGTGTGCGTTAGTAGCGTATTGAGCAATAGAGAACTCATACTGAACATTAACATATCCTTCTTTATAAGCAGGTAACTCTGTTCTTCCGCTGTCGTATTCCCAACCCGATCCACCTGTCAACAGAGCTGAGCTTATGCGTTTGTCAGTTGATAAGTAAGCATTTAAAACTATCTCTAAGTCCTGTGCTATAACTTCTGTGTCTGCGTGTACTCCGTGAGAACTTGATCCACTTTCGTAAGTATGACCAGCAGGTGGTGTTTTGTTACTAGTTAAGCCTGATCCTCCATGAGGTACTTCTTTACCGTCTAACAATACATTGTATGTCTTCTCGTAATCACCAAGCTTAACAAAGACTAACGCTTCGTACTTACCTTCGTCGTTTACTATTGTCTTACTCTTCAGATCAGGAGAGTTACTTATTTCAACTTGCTTACTCTTATTAACAAGAAAGGTATAGTCAGCTACCGTCAGTGCTCGTAGTTCCTGTGCAGGGTTTGTTATACCACTCAAGTAAGACTGAGCAATAGAAGTAGTAACAACAGGAATAGAAGTACCTAGTGATAAATTGTAAGCACTGACGCTACCACCTAACGATACATTGATAACATACTTGTTCTTCTCGTCCCGTTTAACAAAGTGAGTGAATAGATTAGTAGGCTGACTACTGTCTACATTCTTAACGTAGCTAGTGTGTGGTCTCTTTACCAAGCCTTCAACAACAGTAGCCCAAGCGTTTATCTGCTCGTCACACTGTCCAGGGTATCTTAGGTTATCGGGTTGTTGTGATACGCCCTGAGCTAAGTTGGGTACACTGTTAACTAACAGAGGCATTATCTATCAAGTACTCGTAAGACGCTGTAGTTGTCGAAGATCGTTCTGTCGGCTGCTTCAGAGTCAGCGTCAATAGCACGTGCTTTAGCTTCTATCTCATCACGAGTAGCGAAGCCTTCTATCTCACGACTACCTAAGAAACGAGCAGCAAATATACGTGCAGCTTTAACTGCTATATAATGTCTGAATTGTTCAGGTAGTTCTTCAAAGGGTAAATCAAAAGTAATGGAGGCTTTAACCTCCTTGGACCATACATCCGTGTGATTCTTGCGGTCGTATAATTTAGTACCGCGTTGCACAGGATCAGTGTCCGTATAAAGTTGTGGGTCAAGATCAACTCGTAACGTATTGTTAGGTAGTATAATCTTACTGTCGAAAGTGTTAGGAGTAAGAACGTATTCGTGTTCTGTATTGAAATGCCATCCTTCTGATTGTACGGCTCGACTCGTCTCGTCTAATGTATTCTCAGCTTGAACAACGGTAACTGGTACTGCTGTTCCTCCTAGTGAGTTGACGGGTGTTTCTCCGATGACGCTAATCATCGTGTTAACTGCATTGAGTTTAGTTGTCAGAGCCATAATAAAAAGGAATCTCGGAGAAGGGAGCGGAACGAATCACAGACCTCCCAACACCGAGAGAAAGTAGGTTAAGCTACTAGTTCGATAGCACACTCAGGACGGAGAACTCCGTGACCCATTGCGTACTTAGCGACAAACAATGTACCTTGACGCTCAATCTGATATTCAGACTCAGTAGCAAGATCAAGTAGTTTGACGGTTCCTACAGCAGCAGAGTGAGAAATGATTCCCAAGCTGTTACGGAAGTCTCCGTTGTATCCTACACCACCAGCACCAAACACGTCATTAGCAGAAGATCCGTCTCCAGTAGAAACAGCTGATAAGTCAGTTGATGGGATGTGGTTAGATTTAAGAATGCTGATTCCAGCGATCTGTGGTATTTGTCCTGAAGCAAGACTTCCTTGACCACCGATGTCAGAGTTAACAGCAGAAACAAGGCTGAAGCTATTAGAGCTGTCTGCACCTGTTACTAACTTGTAGTACTCTTGTGGACGAAGAACGCAGAAACGACCGTCACTAGGAACGTCATTCTCGTCAAGCTTCTGAGCAGCAGTAAAGAAAGCAGCAACAAGGTCAGCACCTGTAGTTGCAGCAACTGTACCTGGCGTATCAGGAGCAGAGAAGTCGTTATTAGCTACGTCAAGCTGTCCACCTGAAACGCCTACTTGAGTCAAGTTAGCAGAATCACGAGCAGCTGCACAGAATACTTTAGCTAAAGCAGTATCGAAACGTTTAGCAAGAGCCTTACCCAACTCGTTAGCGTAGACGCTGCGGATGTCGTAGTGGTTCTTAACGTCGTCGATGTTAGCTAAGAAAGTAGAAGCAACAAGCATCTTATCGATGGTGATGATCTTCTCAGTCTTAGCGATGTCGCTCAAGTAACTGTTACCTCCGTCAGCAATGTTCTCGCCTGGAGTGTGGTAGTTAGCCGAAGCAATACCCGTTACTGGGAACTGTGCGGACTTACCGTTTTCGATCGTTCTGATTGTATGTAGTGCCTTGAATACGTTGGACTCGTCGAATGTTTGCAGAATCTCTCCAGAAAATTTCTTGAGAAACAAAGCATCGTTGTCAGCTCCACCTTCAATAAGACCTACGCGACTTGGGGATGTATTTCCATTTGCCATAATATATAGTCTCCTATGTTTTTGTTGTTGATATAGTTAGTTGTTGGTTGGTTGACTCTTACTTCTTTCGTGCTCACAGGATTGTCTACCGCAGTAGGTCTAGGGACTAATTGTCGCAATCGTCTATAAATTATATATGTTACCGATTACTATAAGACCAATAAATACACCAATTGTCAACACTAGTGCTTTCTCTCTAGTCTTTAAGCCACGGTATATCCGCAGTAATCGCTTAACTTGAAACTCCATTCTTTGTCTTCTTGTGAACGTACCTCGTATATATGATCGGTATGACATTCCATAAGACTACACCCACGAGGCATAGTTTTAGCAAGCCATAAATTTCTGTCAACATACCGTCAAAGAAGCCATCATCCATAGATTCGTCTAGCTGATTCTTAACAAGTTGCTGTACATCTCCCTCACTTAACGCCTTTACTTGATCCGTTAAATGTTTGTTTTCTTCCACATATTTGGATACTTCTCCCACTCCCCATCCGAGGGCAGCACCACCAGCAGCAGCACCAGGACCACCAAGGCTACCAACAGCAGCACCACCTGTGGCTCCTAAAGCAGGATAGAATGAAGCCTTGGAACACCCGTTAAAGAAACTCCCGAAACCCAATAAAACGAGAGAAAATAAAATACGGATGTGTCCAAGGCTTCTCACACACTATTAATATATAGAAAGTACTAGAACTTACTCACTGAGAGTCGTCTGTCAACCTCATTATGATAAGCTTTATCGCCACTCTTATATCGAGGGTCTGCTTGAGCACGCGCTAACTCCTGCATGGATTGATAAGGCATTGTAGATGAACCACTTAGCCCTCCTTGTACAAGCTGTGGTTTAGAACCGTTAGCATTTTGAAACCTTGCGTATAATCCTTGGACTGCTAACTTAGCTTGTTGTACTGTGCCTGATGTAACGGCTTCGTCGAAAGTGTCGATCTCTTCTTGCGGTAATTGTTCGTTGGCCCATTCAGCCATAGCATCGTAGTCATTACCTGCCACTCCTTTGATCTGTGCTTCTTCTGTTTGCAGTAAAGCTTGTTGACCAGCAGCGTAACTATCGACGATGTCACGAGGCAATCCTATCCCTTCAAGTTTCTTATAAGTGTCTTCGGAAAGTTTACCATCATTAGCAAAGAACTCCTGACTAGCTTCAACAACAGCTTCGTTATAATTACTAACTTCTTCTGTGGACTCATCTTGTTGTTGTTCTTCTTGATTAACTTGTTGTTCAACTTCTTCAGGGTTATTAGCTCCGATCTTTGCTTCCAACTCGGTGTATGATTTAGCCATAGCTTCCGCTGATGCGAACTTTTCAGGTAACCACTCAGGACGCTCTTGTGTTTCCTCAACTTGTGGCTCCTCTTGTTGAACTTCAACCGCTTCTTCAGCTTCGGGTTCGATCTCATTCGGTGCTTTATCGTTTATCTCTACTCGGTGTAATTCTGCCATTGTATGTTATTCCTCTGGTGGTGGTTGTTCTTGTGTTGCCATGTACTGCTCCTGTGCAGCATTGATAGCAGGTGCTACAGCAGGTCCACCCAACTTCATCATCATCTCTTGTTGTTGAGCTTGTTGCATAGCTTGTTCAATTTCTTCCTGCGTCTTAATAAGACCTTCAGTTTCAATACCAAGAGCAGTAGCACGACGCTTAAAGTAATCAGATACATTGAGGTATTGTGTTACTGCTTGTGGTCCTACTATTTGGTTAGCACCTGCAAGGAATAGATCAAGTCGTTGTAAGTCGTTACCTCTACCTAAAGCTTCAACACCAGTAACTATAGTAGGCTTAACAATATCTTTAGGTAGCTTAGGTAGTCTCTTCTCTTTGGACATCTTATCCATCAAGCGAGTAACGATAGGTAGTTGTAGTTCTTGTGACAACAGAGAGTAGAGACCGCCAAGGGCAGCTTCCAGTTCTTGACTGAGCATTCTTATTTCCTCAGCGGTCACTCTCTCAGCGTCTCTAACAACCCCACTTGTCAGAAGAAAGGCTTGGCTCAATCTATCCGTAATACCCTGCATAGTAGTCTGAGCAGTACGGAAGTCATTGAACTTATTAAGTTGTAACACAGATACATCTCCGTCAGACCCTTGTACGATTGCACCATTAGGAGCTTCAGCTAATGTCCTGGCTCTAGTTGTACCGTTAGGATTAACCATGAACAATACTTTAGCTGCTGCTGCACTACCTTCTACGATAGCTTTTGTTAATGCTTCAAGGGACTTGATGTCTCCTATGTACTCTTCAACAAAACCTCTACCGTAATCTTCACCATCTATCTGAGTGTAGCGTAGTGGTAACCAAGGTGACTTATCAATAGGATACTCACCGATACTTTCCTCGATGACCATACCTTTTACGTCTTGTTTTACTTTAAATTTATCTCCTTCTCGGATGACTGAAGTGTAGAGGTCGCAAGTATTCTCCTTCTCTTGACGGTATACTTCTTCTCTTACACTCTCAGGTAACATCATAGGTGCTACTGTTTCTTTGATAGCTATATGTGTTACGTTACCCATAGGGTCTCTCTTAACTACATAGCGATCTAAGCGGAACACACGCATACCACCTTCATCAGGTAAGTACAATAGACTGTTACCACTGATAAGTAAGTTCTTCAGTGCTTGGAATATACCGTTCCTAAAGTTCTGTATCTCAACCTCTTGTGAAACACTACGCTCCACATCAGCTAATGCTTTCTCTAAGTCAGTACGTAACTGCTCTGCTCCTTCTGGTCCTAGCTCAGCCTTGGCTTTATCTAACTCATAGCGATCTATGACTAGACGGAAGAAGGGAGCGTTAGGTGGAAGTAGTGCAAGCAATAACTTACTACTTAGATTCAGTACACCTCTAGCTCCTATACCTTGATAAGGTGTGTAGTATTTAGTAGCGAAGTTGTGACCGTCAGGTGGTAGAACATAAGGTAGAGTCAACTCAGAAGAAGTACGACCTCTATCTAAGTATGAGTACCGTTGGTTCTCTAAGCTGTGGTAAAGTCCTTGTGCTGTTTCTTCCATCTATCTTATGTCCCTGTGTAGTACTGCCAATCCGTACCATCGTAGACATATATGCGAACAACATCAGAAGCTAAGTAAGTAGTACCAACAGGGTCACCCGATCTAGCTTCTATGTTTGCTTGTATATCGTAGTAGGCTTGAAAGGTGTTATCAAAATTATCTAACGGGTAAGTAGTTCCCCAACTCGGTACAACAAATTGAGAGGGATTATTAAACTCCGATGGAGAAGGCATGACTTAAAGTCCTTCAACGGAACCCGTAGCAAACACATCGTAACTTCCGTCTGTGTAAGCTGTGATCGAAGCTCTTATCTTTTCGTAGTGTCCGTGGTCATCTCTGATTAGAGTGTTACCTGTGGCGACGATAGTACGACTGTCTACTGTTCTCCAGACATCACCGATATAAGCTTCAATTGCTACAGTAGCTCCTGAAGTTACACCTGTTGATTCTATACAGTACGTCCAGCCCTTAGACCTTTCGACACTAAATGAACTACCTGCCGCAGCTGAAGTACCTGCTGAAAGTAGAGTTAGTTTTGCGAGAGAGCGAAGCATGATTTATATCCTTTTGTTATTTGTTACGATGAAAGCTGTACGCCTGTGCCACCACTACCACCCATAGCTACAGACGGACGACGAACTGTCAACTGAGCCGTACCTCTACGACGCTTCGGTGCTTTCCTTGCTTGTGCTTGTGTTACAGCTTTACTCTCAGGTTCGAATGTCGAAGCAGGAGGCAGTGCAGGAGGTGGAGGTGGTGCTGGAATTTTAGGCGATGACATACACATAGTATTAATCCTTGGTAATAATGTTATCTTGAAGTTGTTCGTCGTATATATTTTTTAAGTAGTTAATTACACTACGTTGTCCTGCTTTATACCATACCATTCTCTCTTCGTCTGTCAAGAGGGGACATTTATCAGGGTACAACTTGTCAAGCTTATCTATCAAATCTTTGCTGAGAGCAGGGAGTACTAGTTCGTCATTCATCTATGCCTTCCGTCCATACATATATAGGTGTCATCTCTCCTACATAAGCACACCCTATGTTGTGGTCGAAGTACTCTATAGCTTCTTCCATACTCATCTCATCCCGTATCATTAGCGTCTCGATTATTCTTTCTATAGAGTACACCATCCTTAGCTGCTTATAATCCTGACCTATAATAGCTTCGTCGTGTCCGTCTACTTTAAGTGGTTCGTCGTTATTCATCGTTCTCTATATCGTCTAGTTCTAGTGGTAAATTACCACGCTTTATCTGATCCTTGATCCATATCCAAGCAGTAGCATTCCAGAGTATAGCACCTGCGTGGTCTTCAGAGTTGTCTCCTTCAGCTAATGCTAACAGGTGTCTGAACATACTGTCGTACAGTCTTGTTAACGGGAATCCTTTTCGCCAGTTGTTGTCTCCATAAAGCTTTCCGCCATCTTCAAATCTTTTGGCGAGCGAGCGTAAGGCGATCGGAGGTATAAGGCTGGGTCGTCCCCGTCCAATGTCCCCGTCACGTTTAGCCCCTGTGGTGAAATCTTTAGTATATCCTTGGTTTGGTAGTTTCTCGGTGTCCATAGTTTTTTAATAGTATTAGTTCTGAAGCTGTAGTTATCTGCTCGTAGTAGTCGTGCCATCCAAGCGTTCATTAATGCGTCTTGTTCTGTGAGTCCTGCTTTCTCGTAAGCTTTAACAACTGTCTCCCAAGTGTATCCGTCTTTGTCCAATAATTTTTTAGCCCCAACTGGACCGACTCTAGGTACACCACTGAATCCATCTGTTGCATCTCCCATTATGGTTTGCATCAAGTGAAAGTTATCTGCTTCCTCTTCTGTTGGATGGTGGTACTCTCCTTTGTTGTAGTCGTAGAAGACACCAGGCACTGACTTAAAATCTTTATCGATGCTGACTATAACAGTCTCCTCATCCATCTCTTTGTCAGTAGCTAGTATAGATATAACATCATCAGCTTCTAAGTTAGGCCACATCTGTCCGTCGAACTCCTCGATGATCCACTGCTTAACTTGTCTAAGTATGATCGGCAGTCTGCTCTTTGATCTGTTAGCTTTGTAGTCAGGGTTCAAGATGCGTCGGAAGTTAGCACGATCAGTCAAGCACATGACAACTCTATCTGTCTTCATCATGTCCTTGAACTCTTCCACTCTGTTAACGACACGAGCTTTAGCCATTGCCATGTCAGCGTGTACCGTCCACATCTCCTCCTTCCACTCGATTGATTCTTCTGCAACAATAGCTGCTTCAAACGCTAGAACATCAGCGTCTATTAATAGGGTTGTTTTCTTACTCATAGTATAAGCTCCAGTTCTCTTGGTATTTTTTATATTTACTTTTTGATGTGTGCTCAGGGTTTAGCTTGATCGATACACCGTTGATTTCATTGCGTGGTATCATCCACCACATCTTCGCAGGTCCAACATAACAACCTACCACATCAATCGAATCACACATGGGGTCTTTGTTCCTGCATCCTGCACTAGTATTAAGTTGATAGCTTTCACCTGGTGTCTTTGTGTTAGTCGATTTAATCTGTACCTTGAGTGTACCTGCTGGACAAGTGACGATGAAGTCCCAAGGCATAGGTGTAGTAGGTACATGAGGTTCGAAGTTACGCTCTAAGCATTCAGTTATAAACCTAGACTCTGCTATCGCACCAATTCTTTGTGCTTTAGATGTTGGCATATCTTGTTGTTGTTGTTTCCAATCCCACGGGACTTCTAAATCGATGGTATCGTAGAGGTTAGCCAAACTCAAGTAGTAATCGTATTCAACTTCTAGTGCGTCTGTGCCCATGACTCTCCTATCTTAGCTTCACCATCAAGCATTACATTTAACTTCAACTCTAGTCCTGCTGCTTTGATAGCTAAGACTGCCAACTCACCGAAGTGCTGTGCTTTTTCAGGTAAGACTTCTGCTTGGAACTCATCATGTACATTAGCTACAAAGCTGTACTCTCTACCGTGTTGCCACTTCATTGAGTTCATCTTATGAAACAGTTGTATCAGTGCTACCTTCATACACACAGCACCTGCACTCTGTAACAACATATTAAGTGCTGAGTGACTAGAGCGAACAGGCAGTACTCGACCATCTAATCCAATCAGTTTACCTTCAGCTGCTACCTTCCTCTGTACAGCTTCTTGTAACTTCTTGAGTGCAGGTAGGTTGTTCAAGAACTTACGCTTTAACATCTGTCCTTCTTTAGCAGAACCTCCTACTATCTCTCCGATCTTAGCGTCACCTGCTCCGTAAAGAAAAGCGTAGATAAACGTCTTGGCTTGGTCTCTTGTCTCCAGTCCTGCTGCTTGTTGGTTAAGTGTATGGATGTCTCCTTCTACTACGGTCTTGGCGTAAGCACCTTTGTCGTAGAAAGCCAAGTAGTGAGCAAGCATCCGTAGTTCTAACCCTGCTGCATCTGCCCCAACTAACTTGTATCCGTCACCTGCTTTGAATAGATCACGACACTCCTCACCGTATTCAGCACGACACGCAGGTACTTGTGCTACATTAGGATTCTGATGTGTACATCTACCTGTCACTGCACCGTTAGTGTTGACTCTACCGTGTATCCGTCCGTCCTTCTGTAGTTTTAACCACGCTTGATTGCCTTCTGCTAGTTGTCCTAACCTCTTGGTAACTAACAAGTAATCACACAGCACCTCAGCGAACGGATGGTCTATACCTCTAAGTACACCTTCATCTACCTTCGGAGTCTTAGCGTCAGGTTCTTTAGGTAAGTCGTATCCTAGTTCACCTAATCGTTCAGCTATTTGCTTACGGCTACCAGGATTGAACAAGGTAGTCTTAGTCTTAGGTGGTAACTGTACAGCTTCTTTAACTAAAATCTGTTTTAAGTTACGACTCTTCAGTTGTTGTTTAAGTTCTGTCTTAGTAGGAGCTGTAATTATTTCAATACCATCTTTACATTCTAACTTTAAGGACCAACCACTAGGAGTCTTCATCTCTTCTGTCTTAGATGGAAACTCTTTCTGTAATCTATCCAACAGATCAGCACGACGACTAGCTAACACAAGCTCTAGCTTTTCTGCTTTATCTATATCAAACGCAAAGCCTTGCTTCTCTTGTAGTCTCATGAGGAAAGCGAACCAGTGTTCCAGTGCTAACATCTCACCGCTAGGTTCTTTCTTCATCAAGTAATCAAACAGCAAGTGTGTTACAACTACATCACGCTCACAATACTTACGCATCTCGTCGTTGTAGCTGTCGAACGCACCGTCCTCCTCACCGTAAGTTAACTTGGTCAGCTTGCTCATTCGTTTACCCCAAGCTTTCAGTGAATGGCTGCCTACTAAACTCTTGTCAAAGTCCTTACGTAGGAAGTCATCGCTCCTTACATCAGCTACTATACACTTAGCCATGACCATCGTATCTAGTATCCGTATCAAAGGAGGAGCAAAGCCGTACAGTTTAGACAGAGCAGGTAGATCAAACCCTATGACATTATGTCCACAGATACGATCTGCTTTAGCTAACTCTCTTAGTCCGTTCTGTATGCCCTCACCGTGATAGGTTACCATCTTGGCGTTCATTGGTTCGTAGATAGATAGACAGTGAACCGTCTTTAAGTCAGACAAGTTCGACCAGTCCTTTATTTTATTTGTTTCTATGTCAAAGAATAGTGTTTTCATTTATTTAGAATGGGTTGTTAGTTGTTGTTGTATCTTCGAACACATTAGTGTCCTCCTTGTATCGTCCTGTGTCGTGGTCATAACCAAGAGTAGTACAATGTCCTGTCTGTCCGCTGAATCTATTCTTCAACACACGAACGCGAGTCTCATTGCTTGTTGTACCTGCCTGTTGATTACGTTCCAATCCAATTACCATGTCACTTAGCTGTGCGATTGCTTGACTGCCACGTAGATGGTGAAGACTTACTCGTCCTCCTTCTTCGTGACCATTGTCTACTCGCTTTAGATGTGATACTAATATCATTCCACATCCTGTCTCTTCAACTAGACTTCTAAGTTTAGTCATGGTGTTATCGATCAGTCTTCGCTCATCGTCTCCTTGGATACCACTGATAACAATCGATAGATGATCTAAGAATATCCACTTACAATCGAATCCTTTAATCAAGTATCTAATCTTACTCAGTAGGTTGTCACTATCCATCGATCCGAAGTGGTCGTAGGTATAGAACTTACCGTTACCTACTGTCTCTTCAAATGCAGGTAACAAAGCTTCTTGTTCTACCTCATCCTCTTCTAAGTGTAACGGTTTGTTCAAGTGAATACCCATGATACCAAGACAAGTACGCCTGACGGATTCCTCCAACGCTATATAACCTACCGTCTCGCCAAGACCCAGTAGATGATGAGCTATCTCACGACAGAACAGAGACTTTCCTATTCCACTGCCCGCGCATACCGTAACTAATTCTCCTAGTCTCATGCCGTGGGTTAACTCATTCAAGCTGAAGTAAGGATACGGTACTGCTTTGTGTTCATCGCGATTGCTCACTAAATCCCACAACTCTTTACCGTTTACTATTCCGTCAGGTCGGTACTCTCTTGCGTCATATAAACAACTGATCAAGTCCTTCGACTTACCACTGGTCAACATATCATTCGGGTCTTTCAGTGGTAGTTCTGCTATGTATCCCTTTCCAGGAGTGAGGAGTGCTGCACATTCAGCTGCCCCTTTCCTTCCGACATCATCCATATCAAAACAGAAGACTACTTTCTCGTACCGTTCTAACCAATCGATAGCTTGTGCTACATATTTTTTTGCAGCTCCTGCACCATTCGGCACGGACACTACAGGCCACTTGTTATCCATAGCTTGACTGACACTGAGTGCATCGATCTCTCCTTCAGTGACAACCACTCGTCGTCCACCGTCTCGCCACAGGTGCTGACCGTACAATCCCATCAGCTCACCCTTCACTGCGAACTTCTTATCTGCTCGCCTGATCTTCTGACCTACAGGTTTACCGTCTCGTGTCTTATAGTTAGCTATCTGTACCCACTCACCTTGGTCCTTACCTACCCAGTATCCCCACTTCCGACACGTTTCTTCTGTCAAGTTTCGACGTGCTATAGCTTGTGGTTCTCCGTTAATGAAGCTTGTTGGTGTTGGTGTCGTAGTCATGCGTTGTCCTCCGCTTCGTCCACTATGATCTTGGCAACTGAAACAATAGGAGCTTCCGTCATCGTTGAAGGCTCGTGCATCACTTGACCCACACTTGTCACAGGGTTGATGTGCTTGGATGATAGCCATGATTTAGGTATAACTTTGTTTGCATATTTAATTCCTTTCTTTTCGCACCAATGAGCGTAGGATGTTGAGCTTCCTTTTCGTATCTTGTTAGCTGCATTCATGAACACCATTCTTATATCAAGGTGTGGATGTTGCTCGCGGATTAACAGATGTTTTGTCCTGTCCTCCGTGACCCATAACCCCTTGGCTTCAATGATGATGCCGTTAGGGAGTATGAAGTCAGGAGTGTAAGTCGATACTTTTTTATACTCAAGTTGTAATGTCTCGTATTGAAACTCAACACCACTACGCTGTAATTGATTTGCTAGTTTAGCTTCGAATCCAGAACGATAATTAGAAGTTCGCTTTGACGGTCTCTTCTTCTTCGCTTGTCTCTTCGGCATCGAATACTTGGTCAAGGGTTTCACCGCCATTTGCTACGTATCCTTCTTCACTGGTCAACCCGAAAGACTCAGCAGCAATGTTACTCACTCCACCATTGTTCAGCTCGATCACTTGTACTGCTTGCAACTCAAAGCTCACACCGAATCCAATCGATCCTACATAGTAAAACTTAGGACGAAAAGCTACATTGACTTTACTTCCACCCCATACTTTCACATCTTCGGGTAACGGTTCACAAGCTGCATCGTACAAAGCAATAGATAAGTGATACTCAGTACCATCCTGGCGTCGTCCACCTGCTTTAAGTTTAACCTTTGCTAACCAAGTACCGTCCTCTTGTTCTTCAAGTGGTAAGTCTCGTACCAAGATATTCTTCTTAGTAGGGTTGTCTTCCTTAACTGCTTGCAACTCCTGCTCGTACAACGGACGAATCTTATCTTTTAATAGCTTGGCTTGATCTTCATCGATTATTACATCACAGCTGTACGCTCCGTACTCAGGTTCAAACCTTTTATTAGGTTCATTCAAATGGCAGAACTTAGCTGTGCCTTTGACCTTTATTATGTCGTGTTTCTTTCTTGATTGTATACTCATTTTATCTCTCGTATTTATTTATTGTTGTTGTTAAGACAGCAGGTACATTGCTCGATCTATTTGCGAGACATCTAGTGTCCCAAGCTCAGGCAGGTCAGGCAGTTTTGCTGTCGGGTATTGATTCTGTAACTCACATCTGAACTCGGCTAGTAAGTCAACAGAAAAGAAAGTCTTGTATGTGTTTCGTACATCTTGGTGTACCTTTCGTGCGTTGGAAGCGTGACTGATAAAGCAGTCGTGAACAAAGCCCATGTCGTACGCCATATCGTACGCTAAACGATGAACGATAGAAGCATCCAATCCGTGGATAAAGTTAGCAGTGATACTCTTTCGTTGTTGCTTCGGATCAATCTCATCAGTCGGTCCTTGGTATTCAATCTTAGTCTCTATATTACCTACAATCGTACGACATTGGATACGCTTAGTCTTTGTTAATCCTTGTATTACTTTAAATCCAGAAGGTGTAGTCCACTTTAACATCTCGTTACCTACTGCTGTAGTGCACGGTCTAAG